CCCATTATGATAACGTAAAGAAAGAGAAGAAAGGAGGAGAAGACAAATAAAATCAGTAAAACCGGATTTGAAACCGAAGGGGGGGAAATACCCTTATCCTGTCGGAACAGGCGTCCGTGGAGTGGCAGTCTGAGATGCCTCAACGGTGGGGTTCCTCGAAGAGGAACTTTCGGTGGATGTAAAAATGAAACCACCCAGGTATAACAATACGGACGCAATGATAATAAACATTCGGTGGTCAGAACCGGTCATACGTACGTATAGAAGTGTGAGAAGAGCTTGAAGAGAATATTGAAGAATTGACATTTCTGGAGCCAATGTCACCCATGATAGTACTCCGAGGAATAAAAACATCCTGAACGAATTCGGGGAGAGAAGAACAACAGGAAGGAAACACAAAGCTCCGACAATGCGGCGTTCATACTTCTCAAGGAACGCGCCAATATCGGATGTGGCAGTGTGTTCCTTAAGGTATTTCACGGCTTGATCTATGATCGAATCATTGTCGTACTTCACATGCGAAATAGCGACAGAGACAGAAAAGACGACAAAAAGTGCCAATTTAGGGTCAGATAACAAACGTCTGAAAACGTTCCACAAACTGCTCACGAAATCTTGAGCAGAACGCTTTCGGGGTTTTTGAGACCTAAACGAAACAGGGCCCAGAATTGGGCGACGATAGAAAGGTACGACAGAGCGACGATTCATAATGAGGGATTTTTCAATGCATATTAACTAATTTACCTACTTAACACACGCGACGATTACTTACAAGCGAAGAGCTTGACGACAACGTGATCCGGATATTTCTTCGCAAGATTGTCCCTCAACTCGTTGGCCGCTGGACGTCCGAGCATTTCGAGCATTTTAGCGAGCCGAGAGACGATGTTGGATGTACCGACCTTAGTTCTGATCATCTCGGAAATCTCGTCCTCATAGATCGCGAGGAGAAGTTCGTCGCCATTCACCGCTGTCTCAAGATTCGTGAGTTCGTTGACTTTCACTTTCGCTTGTCCAATAGACATGTCGATGTCGACCAACGCGTTCATGACCTCCAATTTCTTCGCTTGATGGCCTTTGCATGGCATGGCGGAGACAGCAGCCTTCGCCCTCTTCAGGGCGTCACGAGCACAACGAAGTTCGTCGAGAGCAGACATCTTCTTACAGGAGGTCGTGTGTGTTACAAGAATAACAATTATAGTGATCAGTGAGAGATTGTGCATAGTTCAATAATTTTCAATAATTTTAATTATATATTTCCATACTTATATACAATATATTTAATATATGATTCACACACGCGTTCACACGACTAACTATGCTTAATTAACGAATTTAGTAGCCGACGGTGACGTCGGCTTTCGAGTCGCATGGACCCATTACGACGTTCATTGCCTGAATCTGCAGACACTTCCCGCCGCATTTCATCCTTCCGACGAATCCTTTAGTCGAAGAGTAGTTCTCGATTTGCCACAATGAACGGCCGATCTGAAGATTACAATCGACGCACTGATTAGGGTTAAAGCAAACGTTCGTAGCGGTAATCGACACGAGCTTGTTCGTTGAGAAACTCGGTACCACAGCATGCTTCCCAGTGACCTTCAGCTGAATAGAATGCCACTTCGCTCCAATCGTCTGATGAATAGTAACGGGTTGTGGGAGTTCGACAGGGGAAACAGTCGTCACAGTCGTTAACATTGTGCTCGAGGTTGGTAATGAAGGGGTGGTCGTCGGAACGCTCGAAAGCGAAACGAGGTGAGGGGTAGTGCTTGGAATAGTCGTGCTAAAAGTCGATACAGGGGCATGTGTGACGGGGACGGGTGACTCAGGTTCGTCAGTAGCTACAGAATCATATATAGATTGAATTTGGACGCCCGTTTTATAATTGCTAGAAAACATGACCGATAATCCGGAGCAAGAGCCAGAACACGCAATCATTCTGAACCTACCTTCAGAACATATTGCGGTCGGACCACAGTCAAACTTGACGTCCTTGTTGCAGCGATCCCCATCAAAAACGCGATTTTTAGTATAGTTAGAACCGCCACTCGTACATATGTCGCCTACAGATTTGAACGGACCAGACGGATCGAAAGGGATCATAGTGCCATTAGCGCACGCACCGCGGTACGCTACTTCACCAGACGCACACCTGTAGAAAGAGATCCGATCGTTGATGATCCGGTAGAAGTGATAGCAACCGTATTGCTTGTAAGCATCGTTACGTTCGTCATATAGTCTAGAGTCGGTCGAACACAGAACGCTGTCAACGTCATTAGCGTAATACGGGTAAGGTAGCGTGTCTTCGGGAGTGGAGACGTCTAGAAATACTTTCCCTTTCTGACAGGAACCATTGGAAAAATATGTTCCCGGAGGACAGTGATAGACTGTGTGTTCTCCATCGACACAAGTGTAGTAACGCGTGCAACCGAGCGCAAACGTTCCATCCACATCGCACTTCGCCTTCGAACCACGTCTCTTACAGTACCACCCACCAGGCGTCACCTTCAGAATCGATAAAGAACTGCCTTCGGGTTCATCGTCGTCGTAGGGGAGCAATTCGTAGTTACACGGGAAGCAAAGATTAGAAGAAGAGCTATAGCAATGACCAGTTGGACAAGAGGATGGAACATAAAATCCATTAATACACTGGGCACCGACACTACAACTAACAGCAACATTATGATAACAAGGACCACTGGGGATCGAAAAATCCGACCCAACATAACACGATAGTGTCCTTGAACTAGAGACCTGTAATCCATTTCTTCGAATATTCTTAACAAAGGAGCACGGTGATAGTGCAAACATACAAGATATAAGAGTCTTAAAACCAATCATTGCCTAACAAAATAGCAAATAGCCAGTAAGAGCAAACACGCGAATAAATCGTGCGACACAAGTAGCCCAAAAACACCAACAACGGACAACAAAAGATAATTCGCACTTCTCAAGAGTAAGATGAGCCATAAAACGATGAACAACGCGGCGGAAGGTTCGTCGACCAAATAGTCAAATATGAAATCTAGCAACTCTGGAACGTAGTCATTTAGAATAATCGAAAATAATTTACCAATAATATCCAATAAGAAAGGGACAATTATATCGCCGACGATCTCGACGATCCCATAAACAAGGGTGTCCAAGAGATCGACGTCGTGTTCGTCGATTTTTAAACACACAGAAGATTCCTTGTGTTTGTGAATCTCATTCCTAATCAAAAACGATGTCGAATTAATTCTCACACCTTGAGCTTTTACGCGGTCAAGAGTTGTACCGCAACCATTAATCCCGTGATAACAGAACTCAGACTTAGATTTTGCGCTAAATTTAGGGCTTTGTAAAATTTGAATGCAGTATTCCGAAAATACACCGTATGGAGGTTTAGTTTCTATATATAGATCGATAGAATTGACAATTGTGTGATAGTACTTTCCTTCGGGGTGTCTGGTGGACGAACAACGAAACACGGCATCACCGAACCACGACGAATCTAAACGATTATAAATAGTGCGCCCGCAGTCGTACGGAAGTCTACACCTAAAGCCAATACCAAACTTATTAGCGTTAAATACTCTATTGCATCTTTCTACGTATTTCAGTGTAACATTAGGACGCCTAACAATAGGAAGGTCTAACTCATTCAAATCTACTATATCAGTGGTAGAATAGGGTATGATAAAGAAAAGGAGATAAAGTATGGGATACATAATGACATTTAATAATCAACTAATTTAGTACTAGAAGTATTACCTTCACCTTCGAACAAACTGTCGAACAGTCGCTGATCATCGACATAAGACAACACAGAGCATAGTGCTGCGAAAGTCGCTCTATCGCACTTATATCTTTCTTGCACGGCCTTCGCAAGTTGCCGGCACAACGCGGCGTCTCGCATATGGAACGACAGGTCACGAAGCGATTTACGGTACTCCTCCAACAATTGCCGATTGCCTACATCACACCGCCCCAATTTCACAAACATCTTCAGTGGATCGGGAACGAATTCGAAGCCGTTAATCGTAGAGATAAGAAATTTCGAACAAAAGTACGGGAACTCGAACTCGAACTGTTTGCACTCAAAATTGAATACGTTTTCCATAAATTGGTCAAATTCAGGGAGTAGTACGCTTTCGTCCATTACCAGACCGGAATCGTCACCGGAGAACATCCCGACTAAAACTTCTTCCATGTACCCGTACAAGGCCACAGCGATTGCCGCCATAGTCACGATCGTATTACCAAACCAAGTAGACGCGTCTCCGGACTTACGCTGATGATATATCTGAACTCTGATCTTATTAATAAAGTCCTTCAAATATGTTACTGTATGACAGTGACGCCAAAACTCTACAACTCGTTTTTGCATACCCAGAAACTCGAAGAGTGCACATTCGATGTCCAAGTGTAACTCACCCTGAGACTTATCGAACTTCGATATGTCGGCTTCAAACGATCTAAGTTTAACATTCTTTCCGGCGTACTTCCTCATAATCCGACGCTTAAGCTTCGACGTGAACTTATCGGCAAATTCCTTCGGAGACATGTCGTTATATAACAAAAAATTTGTTTTCAAGCGCGACCAAAGATTTTCCTTCATCTTGTTAACGATTGGACACATGGCCATATTAATAAATTTCTCCCAATACACAATTGTCTGAAGTTGTTGCCTCTCGAAATGCGATCCCTTCTCAATCTTTATTTTTGGGGCGGCCTTAATCGAAAATTTGAACACGTCACACGCCTTGTTATATAGTCCGACGTCACTTTGTAGAGCACCAATGATATTCGGGGGTTGTTTCTTCAACCATTCGCGTAACATAGACGCATTCACATCAATCTCCGGAAACGGTGTATCGCCGGTCAAGTATGTTTCAACAAAAACGTCTTTAACAACAGACGCAACTCGTCTCGTGTCGCAAGCCTCGTCAAGCTCGGGTTTATTCAAATTCCGTTTCATAATCGCCATAATACTCTCGATCGCTGTAGTTGGACGCACCGCAGGACAAGGTGTTCGCAAGACGGGGAGTAATCCTTTCTCCTTGTCGTAAAAATTTCCGAGAGTAGCTAAATTCACCTTCATGTCCTTCAACTTAAGGTCAATGTCACTATGATGTACTTGGTAAGTGTCGAATGTACCATCGTACATAGAAGAGCCTGGTAGTACGTCGTCAACGACGTGTTGCACAGCGGCACCGCCGTCGTCAACGAACGGCACATCACTCAATATAGGCACGCATTCAATATCATCAGCCTGGGTATAGTCGGTGTGGGTATAGTCATCCGGACCAATAAGAGCGTTAACATCCATAAATTCCCCGATGACGTCATCAGATACAACCAGCTCATTGCGGTGATTCTTCTCAACGCTCACAGTCATACCGATCTCTTTCGCAATACGTGCTAAATCTTGGTAGAACCTAGTCGAACTAACTATTTTTTCCCTCAACGCAGACAGATCGACGCACCGCCCTTGTTTGATCAATGTAACATACTCACGTCTAGATGTCCGACCATGGTAATAACCACTGGATCTAACGTAAAACCTCGATATCTCTTTCTCCTTAATAAGACTTGATCTATGGAACGCCGGACCCTGATTTAGGGTCGGAAATGTTATGGGTTCATCGACATAGCCTCTCATACCATCACCCTTCACAAGTTTCGATTGCTTTATATACTCCGAGATCGTACCGATACCATTTATCGAATACAATCTAAGTGATTTCTTGTGTCTACTGAAAGACACAAGCGAGTGTGTCGGAGAAAAGAATATACGATCAGTCGAAACAGTCGATAACCGCACGATAATAACATTATTTTCGTCACCGCCCTGGAACTCATGAACGCTTTTCACCTTATAGTTGGACCCTAAATGCTGAGACAGTTGCTGTTTCTCACTTTGCTTAAATGTTAAGTAAATAGCGTTTGAATCCCTCGGAACATCATTCAGAGATCTGATAGCAATTTCCGTACAAGTGTTCGTTAGCCCAGAAAACGATACCATAGGTTTACCTGTCGCCTTCACGTACAATGGACTAAGAACATCGCACACATCCTTCGAACAACGGTAAGAAATGTACTTCACTGTCATGCTGTTACACAAGTTTCGCACAAGTTCATACCTGACGGCGCCGACCGATTGACACCTATTAACAAACGGAATTTGCAGAATGTCTCCATATAGACGATACTTCTTCGCGAGTGAGCATACCATCATCATTACGATAGAGCCCGCGTGTTGCATTAAACTCTCGTCGACGTAACAATCACCGTTCTCGAAACTTTTGTCTTTATGATTAATCAAATAAGAGTCGACTGTCAACACTGTCACCCCTGTCTTCATCTTTTCACTCAGTTTCGTCTTAATATCGTCTGCATTGTTAGTAGTGGACGCTATAATCAAATCACCGGACACGCAAGAGTTGACGATTGATGTTGTCTTGCCACAACCCGGAACACCTTGTTCCAGGTGCGCCTTCGGATCGAACGTTTTAGATACGACCACGTCACGACATGCTAAATACAAAATACCATCCTGGCATAACTTCGAGTATTCTCCTACCATTACCAGGTCATCGAGTTGATCTTCGGGAGAAAACGGAACGAAATCCTCTACCTGATGATCATAGCAGTAATTCCAGGACTTCGCAAGTTCTCTTGCACATCGCTTACCGTTGACAGCGTTCATAACCACGCCACCCTTCACGAATAGAAATTGTTCCTTCTCTAGTGACGGGTGTTTCGCCAAATGATCGATACGGTTTCGGTATTGCATGTACTTACTCCTGTAAAGTGATTTCATTTCCTGGTGCAACCATCGCCACAACTCGACTCTCTCGACAAACGCATTGTAAGCGTAACTAGCGTTCGAATCAAACTCAGGGCGGTAACTCAATTTCGAACCAATACCATTCAGAAGAGGCTTCGATCGAGTCGTGGGTTTCTCCTTATCGGGGTTTGGTGGCGCATTACTAGCTACGAATTTTATAGATGGTGTCTGCCGCAATTTGATTCCTCCGGGAATGATAAACGGAATCTTGTATGAATTTAACCTAATTGGACTGCTGTCAACCTTGAGCGACACCGGATCTCGGTTCCTCACGCTCGAGACAGCGATATTCCGTGTGGTGCCAGCGTATTTCGAGACGTCACCCTTTATGACACATGCTTTCACAGTATTCAAACCGGCGTACTTTTCATACCTACTGACGTCACACCTTCTGATCAAGTTGGGGTCAATCAAGTACTTAATGTGGTCGAGTACAATAGATTTATATGCAGCGTGCGCGCTATCAACACTTATCGATCTCATATTCAGAAAACCGTCATAGTTTTCAGCACCACTACACACAAAGTAGAATCTGTCCGAAGATGCTCGAGTCAGGACCGAACGCCACAGCTCAACACGTCTATAAACCGATCTCAAACACATCCCTAGGTATAAACCATTAGTGTACAAAGATGATGACGCCACGACATTTCGTGGTCGAAAGCTAGCAATGAGAGTGTCGAGGACCTCATACGTCATAGACCTGGGATCAACATAATTTCCCTCGACGCAGACAAACATATAATCACAGGAGGTTATACCAAGGGCATTCGAAATCCTCACGACATCGTCAGTCGTACAATTAAACGGCACATTCCTAACACTCGTTGAAACGGAAACATCGCCGCCGCTCAAATTCAACAGAGTGACCTTGTCGTACGCGAAGTGTTTCAAATTCTTTCCCCCACTGACAACGATAATTGAGTCGTCTTTATTAATCTTCAATTCGGTGGCCAAATCGTAAACGACGCCACATTCATACTGATCGCTGCTAAGTTGAGGATCCGACCTCCTGGACGAATCGACTCGTTCAGCACTAGTCCAACTTTTAGCCAGAGAAAACGGGTTATCGTCCTCGCTTAAAGAAGCGGTGTCGCCAGCCGTCGATACCTTTGTGAATAGAATCTTCTTCTCGTCTAGTACTCGACAGTGCCCATACGTATTGGCGCTCGGCCGCATCACTTCGATATGCTTCACTTTCTCGCCATATCGTAGGAGGGAACACTCATTGACGGGATGACCGTCACCGTGATGTACGCACACAGACACGCCGTAAGTTGCGGCGACAATATTAATAAAATCCATACCCATAGGTTCCCTATTCTTCATAGCTTCGACATCCTCGGGCCCCAACTGATTCTCCACTTTAGCGCAGATCTCTGCTATCGGGGCGCCCGTTATCCTAGACATCGAGTGGTAGACACACATACCGTCCGCTGGTGGTTCCCACACCTCTAGTTCCTTATCACATTCGTGGGGAACGGCCTCAACTATATCGCAACATGTTATAGGGGCTGGTTCTTCTTCCTTCATAAATTTGACGGATACCGCGACGTCGTTAGTTCTACTCGGGTCGTAAATGAGCTTACCTTCGTTCTCGACTACTTCATAACATTTCTCAATCGTAACTTTTCCAAGGAGGTGTTCTGCACTGACGTTGTACCGTTTCAAGTGAGAGAAAAAGAAGTAGAGTTTTGCGTCACGATCAGTCACAATTTCCTCGGCATAGGGCTTCGGGGACATACTCTCCTTAGGGGTACGTGACTGGAACTCAAATGCGTCTGAAAGCCTCTGCCTAATGACACTCAAAGTGTTCCTGAACCACCCTGACTGGCTTCGCGACCGCCACAAGTTCTCATCAGCGACGAGGTTCTTCAATACCCTAGAATTATGATGTTTACGCACGAAAGCAAGAAAATAAGCAGCATACGCTATTCGTGACACGTCATCCGGGTCGTTTCTCTCAGGGGTTCTAGCAGACATCCCATTTACAATAACATGTGAATTTCCAGAAACAGCGACAGCAATAACGTTCTGGACTACGAAACGACCATCCTGTAGAGCCAATGCATACTGATAAACGTAGTCCCAATAAGTTCTATGGACTCTAATAACAATCGGTACCATCTTAAACCGATCGTTAGCACCGATAAGTTTATCGTCAAAATCGTAGTACCTTATATAGACGTGTTCTTTTAGGTAATCTGGCATCGCGAAGTTCTGTGTTAATTTATATGAACCGACGGGAATAGTAGTCCTTATATGTACAATTTTAAAAAATTGAATACCATTCTTATTAGCAGTCATCTCGCGCAAGTATATGTTACCGTTATCACTTTTAAGTACAGGTTCTTTAATGTGTGATAAGTATTTTTCCAAATCATGTTCGTAAACCAGAGATGAATCATTCACGAAGGAGAATCTAATCGTCCCTTCCTTGCGAGTCTTGTAACTAATCTCATACTCACAGTTCAGCACTGGGATGGTTCCTTTAGATATCACGAGAATTTCTGGAGAGAAAATCATCGATCCAACGGCGAACTTAGCTTTCGCAGAAGCCATACAATTGGCAACGTCAGTCGAAGTCATATCATACACCGAATGGACGAATATCAGGGTTTCGGCGGTTGCGTAACACTCTTGACCTTTTCGACTGCATCTGTAGTTGTCAAGATTTTCCGCCATCTCGCTTTGGACCGCATCAAGACAAGTCATAGCATCCAATCGGTACATTCTTTCACATTCTCTCTGACCATCCCTAATGTCCAAGATAGGACAACAGCTATGTACATTATTTCTACGTGCAACTAAGTGATTATACCAATTTCCACCGATATCCTTCACGAGGAAACGATGATTTGAAGGCTTAGCATTACGAGAATACCTAACACTACGTAGCATTTCATTGTACTCACAGAGCCTGTGAGCATGTGCAAAGCCATGGGGTTCGACGGACTGTCTAGTCCATTTGATCTTAAATCCTCTAAAAGCTGATCTCAGCTTTTCTTCCTCATCAACGGTCAAAAACTGATCAATGACTAGCTCGTAGCCATCGGGTCTGTGAAGACGTAGCGTCGCTTTGTGGCCGAGATCATCGACCCACGAGTTCACCAAAAGCGCATCGGGCCGATGCACAGCCGCGCGTAGAAGATTCCGAGAAAGCTCGTTCTCGTCAAAACCAGTTTGGTTCGTCAATTCAGAAAATAGATCACCAGAAGTGAACCCCGCTGGGTTCACCGAAGCGACGAGTGTCGCTCCTGAGGTGTCCATAGTAAA